CTTCATCTCAGTGTAGGAATTGCTGTAGTATTCTTCTCTCATCTGCTGCGTAGCTCTAGCCATAAGCTCAGACAATGACATGCAGTATACCTGATACTCTATAAGCTCGTCAACCATGACGTGGGTTTGTGGCTCTATCCAGTCGCTAGGCTCATAGCCAATCAAATCTTCTTTAACTCTGCTCACAGTTCAACCTCCTCGTATACACGTCCGTAGGTGATTAGGATAAACGGTAGGCTCAGCATGACACCCTCAAAGGCCATAGCTACCGTCTCTCCTGTCTCGTGGTTGTAGCACCAAACAGCGCGACTGTCTGAAAATTCCAAAAACACACCGCATCCGTTGATAAACTCCGCGTTTAACATTCTTCCAAATAGTTTCATCAGTTGTTACCTCCAAATTTATGTAGTAGCCCAGCCCTAACTCCTCTCTGGTAGGCTGAAGGTTCTCTTCTATCCTTAGCTGCGCCCGTTTTAAAACCCTCTAAGAAAGCCTTCTCGTCGTCTGTAAGTGGTTCCTCGTCGCTGTACGTGTCCTCCTTGACAAACACACCGCCCCTCATCTCACCGCGTCTGAATTTTATCTCATCATAAGCGTGCTCGAGACACTCTGTAAGTGACAGTCCGTTGCGCTCCGCTATGTTGATTAGCACGACCATGATGTCGCCTATGTCGTCTATGGGGCTATTCCCTTTGCCTATGCTTACGTGAAGCTCCTCCACTTCCTCCTGTAGTTTAGTGAATTGCGCTTCATCTGTAGACCCAGCAATCAAGTTGCGATCCCTGTGCCATAGTTGCACCAAAGTTTCTACTCTCTCAAACATTAGCCTGCTCCTGTACCCGTTCATCATCACCAGCCCAATCAGCTAGCGCCTCGTCTATTTCTTGCTGCGTCAGCGGCTCGTCGAAATCCTCGTCGCCGTGACAGTCTTGCCATCTGCTCATCATACGTGCTCCAGTACTACCCTCGTTTTGTTATAAAAAGTTAGTTAAACCATGTCGACACAGGATTGGCCAAGAGCCAAAAAATGCCGGTGAACAGTAGATAATTCACAGAGGCGATTGTACACCACCCCACCAGAGCAGTCAAAGTGTTTAACCGCTCCTCTCGTTCTATTTGTTTACGTCGAGCACTGTTCATTATACCGCCTCCCGTTTGTGTGCTTCATAATCTGCCGCCCATGCTTCAGACACAGCATCGAGCCCGTAGTCATAGATTATTTCATCAGGACTTTGCTTCCATTCGTGCATGTAGCCAAAGTAAGAATAATCTGCTTCGCCTTCACCAGTTATTAGATATATACATCCCATATCCCCAGCTTCGCTGGCTTCCTTCGCTTCCTTGTAGCTAGTCCCTCGATACTCATGTTCGCCCTCAATATCGACCTCAATTGTGTAGCCTTTTGCTAGGCCCCATTTGATTAGATGTAAGTGTGCTTTTTCCATCATACCGCCTCCACTAATTCGTCAATGGCTGCCTGTGGCACTTCCTGCGCTTCCTGACCGTCCAGCCATTTGTTGATGTGCTTGCTAGTGGTCACGCTGTAAAAGTCCTCAGTGCGTACCAGTGAGCCATCAGCTAGCATCGCTGCTACCGGTGTCTCATAGCTAAAAAACACTTGTACTTCGTTTAGATTTAGTGCTGTCATGTTACTTCCTAATTGCTTTAGTTTCATCTTTGTTGCCTCTGTGTTGTTGTTTAGTTGGTTTAATGATGCCCACTGTACACCAGCGGGCACGATAAATCTACTGAATATCAACTACTTTTAAAACTGCCAAGACTCGCTTACAAGACTTTCTCTCTGCTGACCAGTCCTCTAAAATACCGTCTCTAACAGCCGCCACGTGCCCTCTAACATAGACCCAGTACGTACCCTCGCCCCAAGTGCTGCAATCCTTAGAAATGCCTGCTAACGTCTTATAGCGGTCTGATTTGGCTACATCTCCTTTCAGGCCTTTGCCGTAGGCTCTTAATACTTTGAACTGCTGCTCTCTAGATGTGCCCTGTCCTCTGCGTCTCCCTACTGCCTCAAACTCCCTGTAGACCTTGCTAAAGGGCTGGCCCGTTGCTACGCATGTCGCTATGATGCTACAGAACCCGCCATCGTTTAAGTAGTTGCGCCCAATGTGGTGTAATTCTTTGTAGCTGTGTTTATATGTTCTCATTTTTAAACCCTCTTAGTTACTCACCACAACCTCCAGCATTTCTAGCGGCTCCGGTGAATAACCCTTGTTCATCCTGTAGCTGGTAAACCCCTCTAGGCTACGTTATAACCAGACAAACTTGGTTATTCTATCCTGATACACTCCACGTTCACAACCTTGCACGCCACGGCGTCTAGGGGTCATTACCGTTATCTCCTAGTGGTAACACTCAGGGCAAGACTGCGATTTAAACTTGCTGACAAATTAATCAAAGCCCGTGGACTTTACTGCCAGTAGATATTTTTCCCGTTTAAACCTCTACCATTCTCAGAAACATGCTTGATTAATGCCCTGTTTACCGGCTGTGGCCGCCTTCTTACTTACTTTGGCCGGCTATGATGGGCGGGCTGTTTCAGCAAGTCTATAACCAATAATGTCTCGTCTTGATGGTTACCATTATAGGGACTTGCGAAACCTACGCTTATCTATTTGCGACCTGTCTATATCTGGTTGCGACAATATACAATCTTTTTTATCTACCTACATCTATATACAGTGTAGTGAGGGCTCCGCAGGGCTGACCCTGTGTGCATAACATAGTGACAGGCGTGTGTCAACCTGTGTATTCATACAGTGCTATAGGTACCCTTACGCACTCTCACGCTTCCTCTTTTGGAAACGCATGCAATACCTGTGCCAACATTGGTAGCCTGTGGATAACTTGTGGATGCTTGTGTAAAACCTGTGGATAACTTAGGGGGCGGGGGGGTGCTGGGCTACGTGAGACTGTTATGGTACCCTCCGGCATACAAAAAAGTAGTAAATTAGAAAAAAAAGAGGTATACATGAGTAGACACAAGTCATTGATATGCTTGAGAAAACACGGGTTTGCCCTTAAGTATAGTTAGGTTATAAAAAAGGACACTTTAATAGACAAAAGTTATGACATGTGTGGGGAACTTTTGGCTGGACTCGCGGCCTAAAGAAACTTAAGGATATTGGTTAAATAGTTCTTGACTTTCACTTTAAAATATGATATAATAAATAGTATAATAAAGAGATTAAGGCAACCAAGCGCCTTAAGTATACTTAAGAAGGCTTTAAGAATATACTTTAAAGAATATTATTAAAGTAAAAGACTAAAGAATACTTAAGTATACTTAAGAGAACCTAAGGAGTAGACCTTGAGTAGTAAGGAATCAGATGGTGGTCAGCCCGCAAAGCGGGTTGGGCGGCCTAAAAAGAACACTGTTGCGTCAAAGAGTAAGGGCCAACGGAATGCAGTAGGTCGTCCTAAAGGCGATGCTGCGGTCATCAACGAGTATAAGGCTAGGATGTTAGCGTCACCTAAGAGTAGGAAGGTGTTGGATGCTATTCTTAGTGCTGCGTTAGATGATGATCATAAAAATCAAGCGGCAGCATGGAAGCTGTGTATGGATAGACTGCTACCGGTCAGTTACTTTGAGAAAGATAAAGTAGGTGGTGGCAAAAGTGCTATCAATATCTCAATTACAGGTGTTGGCGGTGAGACTACTGTCATCTCTGGTGGAGAAGATGAACCCATTGAAGGGGACTATACCGATGTATGATATAAACCAAGATTTGGAGTACTTCACTAGAGAAGAGTTTGCCTGTCAGTATACAGGTGAGAATAAGATTAGTGATCGTTTACTTTTAAAGTTGGATCTCTTACGTGCTAGGTGTGGGTTCCCCTTCGTAATCACGAGTGGTTATAGATCAGAAGACCACCCAATCGAAGCGAGGAAGGAGAGACCCGGCACTCATGCTCAAGGCATTGCAGCAGACATTAAAGTTACAGACGGTATACAGCGGTTTAAGATTGTTGAGGAGGCTATTGCGATGGGCTTTTCAGGAATTGGAGTTGCTCGTGACTTTGTGCATGTTGACATCCGCAGCTTGGACACTAACGAGTCTCCTGTAATGTGGACATACTAGCTTGACTGATTTAAAAGTTGAGCTACTCCCTTGGCAGCAGGAAGTCTTTAACGATCCTACGCGCTTTAAGGTCATAGCTGCTGGTAGACGTACAGGTAAGTCACGTCTTGCTGCGTGGATGTTAATCATCAATGCTTTGTCTACTCAGCGTGGTCATGTCTTCTACGTTGCTCCTACTCAGGGACAGGCTAGGGACATTATGTGGCAGGTGTTGCTGGAATTAGGGCACAGTGTCATTGCCTCTAGTCATGTCAACAACTTACAAATAAAGCTTGTCAACGGCGCTACCATAGCCCTTAAGGGTGCAGATAGACCGGAGACTATGCGAGGTGTTAGCTTAAAGTTCTTGGTTATGGACGAGTATGCTGACATGAAGCCGGAGGTCTGGGAGCAAATCCTGAGACCTGCTCTTGCGGATCAGAAGGGTGATGCGTTGTTCATTGGTACTCCGATGGGCCGTAACCACTTCTATGACTTATATACCTATGCTTGTGTGTCAGAAGATGAGACCTTCAAAGGTTATCACTTTACAAGCTACGACAACCCACTACTAGACCCTGATGAAATTAAGGCTGCACAGAAATCGATGTCAGCTTTCTCATTCCGTCAGGAGTTTATGGCAAGTTTTGAGGCTCACGGAAGTGAACTGTTTAAAGAAGAGGATGTTAGCTTTAGCGAAGAAGAACCAGAAGACGGCGAGTTTTACATCGCAGTCGATTTGGCAGGATTCGCAGATGTCCAGAAAGTCACCACCAAAACTAAGAGGCTTGACCAAACGTCAATTGCGGTGGTTAAAGCGGGGGTTGACGGATGGTGGGTTGCTACTATCATACATGGCCGTTGGGGTGTCGAAGAGACTGCCAGAAGAATCTTCCAAGCAGTTAGAGACTACAAACCAGTTGCCGTTGGAATAGAAAAGGGTGCGCTGAAGAACGCTGTGTTTCCTTACTTGAATGACGAAATGAAAAAGAACCAACGCTTCTTCCGTATTGAGGAGCTAACACACGGCAACAAGAAGAAAACCGATAGGATTGTGTGGGCATTGCAAGGCCGCTTTGAACACGGGACTATTACCTTAAACAAGGGCAAGTGGAATACTCAGTTTCTTGATGAGTTGTTTCAGTTCCCTAATCCATTAGTCCACGACGACTTGATAGACTCGTTAGCGTATATAGACCAGTTAGCCAAAGTGTCTTATGCTTACGACTATGAAGAAGAGGACTACGAATTTTTAGATAAATACGCAGGCTATTAACTATGTTAGAAAAAGACAACTTTATTATTGAGCAGTCGCTGGAAGGCTGGGTAATGGACAAGTGTGATAGCTGGCGAGATCATTTTGAAGCCAACTATTCACAGCAGTTTGATGAGTACTACAGGTTATGGCGTGGGCAGTGGGCTCCACAAGACCGTACCAGAGAAACTGAACGCTCTAAGATTATTTCTCCTGCTTTGCAACAGGCTGTAGAATCCTCTGTAGCGGAACTAGAAGAAGCAACCTTTGGTCGTGGCAAGTGGTTCGATATTAAAGATGACGTTTACGATAATGACAATAGTGATATTGCTTTTTTGCGTAACGCTCTTGAGCAAGACTTTAAAAAGAATAAGATACGTAAGTCTGTAGCTGAATGTCTTATCAATGCGGCTGTCTTTGGTACTGGTGTTGCTGAGATTGTACTAGAAGAAGAAAAAGAATTTAAACCAGCTACACAGCCTGTAATGGGCGGTGACCTTACAGCGGTCGGTGTTACTATTCAAGACCGTACTTGCATCAAGCTACGTCCTGTAATGCCTCAGAACTTCTTGATTGATCCAGTAGCTACTTCTGTAGACGAAGCTCTAGGTTGTGCTGTAGATGAATTTGTGTCACTCCATCTAGTTGAGCAGTTGCAGGAGAAAGGTGTCTACCGTGAAGAGCATATCGGTATCTCTAGCCCTGACTTCGACATTGAACCAGATCAAGATCTTACACGTTATGATGAAGACAAAGTACGTCTGACTAAGTACTATGGTCTTGTTCCTCGTAGCCTGCTCAAGGCTGCACAGTTACAAGAAGAAGATGAAGAAATTGTAGAGTTAAGCGATGATGAAGATGATAGCTATTATGTAGAAGCTATGGTTGTTATTGCTAACGGTGGTGTTCTTCTTAAAGCTGAACAAAACCCGTACATGATGGGTGATCGTCCTATCGTTGCATTCCCTTGGGATGTTGTTCCTAGCCGCTTTTGGGGTCGAGGTGTATGTGAGAAAGGGTATAACTCACAAAAAGCCTTAGACGCAGAACTACGCGCTAGAATCGATGCTCTTGCCCTTACTATCCACCCCATGTTGGCTATGGATGCTTCTCGTATGCCTCGTGGTGCTAAGCCAGAGATTAGACCGGGTAAAGTAATCTTAACTAACGGTGATCCTCGTGAGGTGCTACAGCCTTTCAACTTCGGTAATGTAAACCAGATTACCTTTGCACAGGCACAGGCACTACAGACGATGGTACAGACAGCTACAGGCGCTATTGATAGTGCAGGTATTGCAGGTTCTATCAACGGAGAATCCACAGCAGCTGGTGTTTCTATGAGCTTAGGTGCTATTATTAAGCGTCATAAGCGTACACTGATTAACTTCCAAGAGTCTTTCTTGATTCCTTTTGTTACTAAAGCAGCGCACCGTTACATGCAGTTTGAGCCAGAGCTTTACCCTGTAGCAGATTACAAGTTCCATACCTCTAGCTCTTTGGGTATCATTGCTCGTGAATATGAAGTTACACAGCTTGTACAGCTTCTTCAAACAATGTCTCCAGATACTCCTATGTATCCTAAACTTGTCACCTCGATCATTGACAACATGAACTTGTCTAATCGTGAAGAGTTGATTAAGACACTAGAACAAGCTAACCAGCCTAATCCTGAAGCTCAGCAAGCAGCAATGGCAGCACAGCAAGCTCAGTTGGAGTTCCAAGCATCACAGACAGCTGCACTACAGGGACAAGCTACAGAGTCTCAGGCTAGAGCGCAGAAGATTATGATGGAAGCTCAGGCTATTCCTCAAGAGTTGGAGATTGATCGTATTAAAGCTGCAACTGTAAACTTACAGGCAGGAGATGCTGATGATAAAGAGTTTCAGAAGCGTTTAAAAATCTCCGAACAACTACTAAAAGAGCGTGAAGTCGCTGTCAAGGAATCTAAAAATGGTTAGTACAAGAGATCTTCAACACGTAGTAGCTCAAATAAACGTAAAATTTGACGACCTGTTTAAAAAGATTGCAGAGCTTGAAAAACAAATTGACGAACAAGGGGCTAAAAATGCCAGTAAAAAAAGATCCAAGACTAGCTAGGGCGGGCGTAACGGGATACAATAAGCCGAAACGTACCCCTAATCACCCAAAGAAAAGTCATGTTGTTGTCGCAAAAGAAGGTGATAAAATCAAGACCATTAGGTATGGAGAACAAGGGGCAAAGACCGCAGGGAAACCTAAAGCGGGAGAGTCCGAAGCAATGAAAAAGAAACGCGCTAGTTTTAAAGCACGACACGGCAAGAACATTGCTAAAGGTAAGATGTCCGCAGCTTATTGGGCTGATAAATCAAAATGGTAGTAACAGGAGAATATTATGCCATATGGTAAAGGTACATACGGTAGTAAAGTAGGTCGTCCACCTAAGAAGAAAGAAGCCACTGCTAAAGGAAAGCAACACGCTAAGCAGGGTTTACATAAAGGTAAGAAAAGATGAAAGGGCAAACCCACGGTGGCAAAGGTTCAGCGCAACGTAAAACAGATTCAAAGAAGTTCGCATCTAACTGGGACGCTATATACAACAAAACAGTTAAGAAGTCAAGTAAAAATAAGAAATAAAGCTTGACTTTTATAGACTATTATGTTATAATTACAGTGTAACGTTCACTTAACTACTGTCCATTAGGAGAAACAGTAAATGATAGATAAAGAACTAGAGCAATATTACAATACGTACCGTGACTTGTTTATGTCTGAAGGTTGGAAACTCCTTGTTAATGATCTAATAAACAATGCTCAAGTGATTAATCAGGTTGAAGCTTGTAAAGATGACAACGACATGTATTTCCGTAAAGGTCAGCTGTCAATCATCGGCAACATAGTAAACCTAGAAGCTCAAATTAAAGCAGCTGAAGAACAAGCAGAAGAAGCCGCACTAGACGATACAGAATAATGCGTCGCTTGTTTGATTTTAAATGTTCAGCAGGGCATGTCAACGAAAGGCTTGTTGATATGTCTTGTTCTGAGCTTCCTTGTTCAGACTGTGACCTAATATCTAAGAAGATTATATCTCCTGTCAGGAGTGCATTAGACCCCATTAGTGGTGATTTTATGGGTGCTACTGCTAAGTGGGAAAAGATGCGCAGACAGAAGATGCAACAAGAGCGTAAGGCTAACTCTTAACAGAACCCTTACATAATACACCTCCATAATGAGATTACTCACGGAGTTTAATAATGGCAACACTAATAGACGAGCGTCTTGAAGACGAAGACAACGAAGCAGCAAATCTTTACGAGGAACCTGAACAGGAGACTCCTCAAGAAGAAGAAGAAGAAATCCCTGACAAGTACAAAGGAAAGTCCACCGCAGAGATTGTGCGGATGCACCAAGAAGCTGAGAAGCTGTTGGGCCGACAAAGCTCAGAGGTAGGGGAGTTGCGACAAGTTGTTGATAACTACATACAGACACAACTCGACACAACATCAGCACCAAAGGAAGACCCTGAAGAAGAAGTAGATTTTTTCTCTGATCCCGACAAGGCAGTCGAAAGAGCTATTAAGAATCATCCTTCTATCAAAGCTGCTGAGGCCCAGTCTCAACAGTATAGACAAACTACAGCACTGAATCATCTACAACAACGTCATCCTGACATGCAAGAGATTCTGAGCAACGGTAAGTTTGTTGAATGGATTAAAGGTTCTAAGATTCGTACACAGCTTTTTGCACAAGCAGATACGCAGTATGATTATGAAGCTGCTGATGAACTATTCACTACGTGGAAAGAACGTCAACAGATAGTAACTCAAACTGCTGCTAATGAGAAAAACGAGCGTAAGCAAGCTATTAAGAGTGCCTCTACAGGCAGCGCCAAAGGAACTGGCGAAGCGAACTCACGTAAGGTCTATAGACGTTCAGACATTATTAAACTAATGAAGGACGACCCCGATCGTTATATGGCATTGTCTGATGAAATTATACAAGCGTATAAAGAAGGGCGAGTCCGTAACTAAATTTTATTTATAGGACTTGTATTATGGCAACATCAGTATATCCCGCTATGGGCGGAGCAGTAGATAACACTAGCGCAGCTACTTTTATTCCAGAAATTTGGAGTGATGAAGTAATTGCAGCATATCAGAGCAACCTTGTATATGCTAACCTAGTTAAGAAAATGAGCATGACTGGTAAGAAAGGCGACACTATTCACGTCCCTAAGCCTACTCGTGGTACAGCTTCTGCTAAAGCAGCTAACACTGCTGTAACTATCCAGAACTCTGTAGAATCAGAAGTTCTAATCAACATTAACAAACACTTCGAGTTCTCACGTTTGATCGAAGACATTACTGACGTACAGGCTTTGGCTTCTCTTCGTCAGTTCTACACTGGTGACGCTGGCTACGGTCTGGCTAAGCAGGTAGACGACGATCTGTTTGATCTAGGTAAGTCTTTCGGCAACGGTAACGGTTCTTCTTGGGCACACAGCGGCTCATTCCAGATCGGTTCCGGTGGCGCTCTCGAAGCATACGACATTGACGGCACTGCTGACGTAAACGCATTTACTGACGCTGCTTTCCGTGGCCTTATTCAGAAAATGGATGATGCTGACGTTCCTATGGATGGTCGTAGCTTTATCGTACCGCCCTCACTGCGTAATGCAATCATGGGCATTGACCGCTACACTTCTTCTGATTTCGTAGATGGTCGTGGTGTACAGAATGGTAAGATCGGCACCCTTTACGGTGTTGACGTTTTCGTTACCAGCAATGTACCTACTCTTGAAGCTGGAGTTCGTGGCGCTCAGCTAATTCACAAGGACACTTCTGTTCTTGCAGAGCAGCAAGGCGTTCGTTCACAGACTCAGTACAAGCAGGAGTTCTTGGGAACTCTGTACACTGCCGATACGCTTTACGGTTGTCAAGTAATGCGTCCAGAAGCAGGTTTTGTACTAGCTGTTGAAGGCTAATAGCAACATCTAAGGGGATTCTTCGCGGAGTCCCCTTTCTTTCTCCTTTTTATTCTTTCGGGCTATACGCCTTTCTATATCTAC